TTGGACGATTTAGTTATCAATGATCCTAAAGGTCTTGGAATACTGTTGTCTAAGCTAGACGGGTCTCAGAGGCAGGTTGTTAAAAAGTTCCTCTCTGAAAGAGCCGGTATAGCGGCAGCTATGGCAGGAACCGCTGGGGCGCAGTAATTTTCGGTACACAATAACAAAAAAGCCCACCAATGCAACGGTGGGCTTAATTGTTTTTGTGGGTTACTTAAATCTCACACACCCCAGAACTACAAGCTAAGATCTGTGCTCCTTCGACATTATCCTCATCCTCATTCAAAGAATCCCAATTGATGTTTGTCGGCATACTCATTAGTAGTTGCTTATATTCATCCTCTGTGCACTCTTCGTATGGAGCCTGGCGATAAGTACCACCATCATGTGGCAGGAAACTGACACCACTGATCTCATCAAAGTACTTCCACACCCAAGAACCAACATCAGGCCATTCGTCTTCCTTTACAGACACCGTTACTGAGGGCTTGTGCTCACACCAATGTCGAGCGTACTTAAGCCAGACATCCAGTTGCTCAATGGCCGTCATAGAATCCCGAAGAACACCGTGCTCTGGAGCCTTAATTGGGAAGCTAAACACAGTAGTATTCAGGGGCTTCATAACATCAGGCTCAGATGGGACACCACTCTTAATCATAAACTGAGTAAGGGGGTCTTTGTTGTCTCCCCGTACACGGCGGATATAGTACTTACTATGTCGAGCATGAATACCACTTGCACTGTCCACTAACTGAGACACTGTACCAGAGGGCTTAACGCAGGTAATAGCAGCCGCTTGAGGGATATTAAACTTAACGCAGTATTCTGCATTAACATCTACAGCGTACTGTCGTAAACGCTTAAGCATCTCAGGATCAGGATTGGCTGTTAGTTGACAATCCATAATTCCTGTAAGACTTACACCCAACAAAGACTCTTCACTGGTATTTTTGTGCCAAATACTACGCAAGTACGGGAAGTTGGTGAGTGTGGCTTGATAAGTCCCCATAATGGTTGCAATCTTAACCTTAGCCTTAAGCGTCTCTTCTGTNTCACTTTCACGGATAACCACCTCTGTTAAATTACAGTACTGATATGGACGCAGGATAATCTCGCTACAAGGATTGGTTCCCCACTCATATCCACCTTTACGGCGACCATTCTCAAGTGCCTTTTTGTCTGATGCCTCACGGTTAAACATACCACGCTCACCGCTGTGGCTATTGTACAGAGACAACCACTCTTCCATAAACTGACCCACAGAAGGACGCTCAGTATAACTAGCAGAGTTATTAGCTAAAGCCCGTTGTCCATTAGCTTCCCACCAAGCACCACTCTTGGCATGGCGCATACGATCATCACCAAGGTCGCTTAATGAGATCATAGCAGACCGCCGTACACCACCGACAACAACAACCTCACCAATCTTACACATGATGTCGTGGCACTCTACAGTTGTCAGCTTACGGCCAACAGCGTCTTTGAACTTGCGGATAGTGAACTTAAACAATTCTTCAAGCGGCTCAGGGCCACTAGCACGACCGCCAAAGGTCTTAAGTTTAGCCCCAGCCTGGCGTACCTTGCTGACATCCCATTTAGGGGCTTCTCCTGCGTACAACAGACTAATTAGCTGACGAAGGGCCTTTGCCCAGCCCTCTTTGCTGTCAGACACTACAATGGTTGTCTGTGAATCAAAGACCTTCTCTGGCACTTCTGGCAACTTATTCACACTGCTGGCCTCAACAGAGAACCCTACACCAGTGCCACAGAGTAAAATGTACATAGCCTCATCAAACGATTTAGGGTCGTCAACTGGAAGATATGAACAATTAAAACCTGCAACATTGCTGCGCTCAAGAGCCTTACCAGAGGTCATCAACGCTCGCATGGATGGCATAACTTCAAGGTTGTTGACAGCATCTTCAAGCATTTTGCGCTCTTCAGTGGACATATCATAACCACTCTTCTCTTTCAGTGACCCTTGCATAAAGTCAAAGTATCGGGATACTGTCTCAGGCCAGTGCTCTCGTCGTTTTTGGTCTGGTAGATAACGGCTGTACCTGCTTTTAGCAATATAGTTTTGATAATCACTCGGCATATTCATCTTCATTAGATAGATCCTCCAGTTCAGAAATTAAGAATTCGATATTGTCTTCTATGATGTCAATACATCTATCAACAATGGTTGAAGAAGACAAACCAAGTAATTCGATGAGCAAGGTTTCCTCCATGTCCCTGCACCTTTCTATTACCTCAGCTAATGTTATTTCTGATCTTGACATTTGTCAACTTCCCACTGCAAATAAGTGATGGCCTTTTGTAGATCATCTACTTTTTGTCCTTTGTAGTCGCAACGAGCAATGTACTTGAGCGCATTACCAAGATTAAAGTTAAGATGCCAACTGTTAATAACAGTAATAGGCTCTGGTGTCAATTGTTTATAATGGCTTGTAGGCATTATATCGTACCTCCATTCCCTGAAATTCCATAAGTTAAGTGGTGGAAACCACAAATCAGGCCAATTTACGCGCATTTTGCATCACATAGTACGCTGGCGTATAGTCATTCGACATACCATAGTGATTAACAGACGCTATAAAGGCATCCTGGATGTCCCTGGACTGCTTAGACCACTCCAAGACACCCAAGTTAACCTCTTTGTCCTTTAGCCTGTTCCAGAACTGCTCAACAAGACACACTTCCTTATTAGCCACTCTTCAGTACCTCCTTTAAGACCTTCTCAGACTGCCGTGCACTAGACCAAGCACCACAATCAGTACACTGATACCGCTGGTACTTACCAGATTGAGTGTAATTCCAGCCACGCTTTTGTGTGCTTGATCCACCACAATGTGGACAACCAAAAGGTTTATTGTCTATAAGTGCTTTGTTTGGATGTCCTTTGATCCACGGCAGGAACTTATAGTAGACATCCTCTAAAAGGGACACATCCTGGATGTTGTATGTCTTCATCCGTTCCCAAGCGTCACTGTCACCTTTCATGCACTTAATCCACAAACCAAAGCCCTCATGCTCGTGTTTTTGACCAACCCCAAGCATCTGACTAATGTAGTCTAGCTTATTAGACGGGAATCTAAAGCTACGCCTGGCTGTCTTCAATAGGTCAATTTGCTGATAAGGTGCTGGCGGCCCAAAACCATTGAGAATAAACTCTTTGTTAAGGGTGGGGATGTCGAACTTAGTACCATTGTAGTGTACCACACAATCCGCCTCATCGAGCAGTTTGTGCATCTTTTTTAACATCTTCTTGTGTCCCATTTTAGTAGACATAAACATTGTGTCTGCTTCCCCGAGCCACTTAGCCGCCCAACACAGCACTGAACCACTATCAACAATTGATTTAATGTTGATGTTCTGGTTCCACAGACCCCATGTGTAGGCAGTAAGCGGTGAAGTTTCTATATCAAGAAGTAGTGTCTTCATACATCGGAATCAGCGAATAGTGTAAAATCAAAGTCGCCATCCCCATCAGCATCTGCAAAAGCCAACTTGTCTAGGATGCTATAGCCGTAAAAAGCACCCAAGAAAACAGCAAAGCTCTTCATAACAGTAGCCCACTGGACACTGTCGCTGTACTCTAGTCGGTCGCTCAATTCACGGACAATAGGAAATTGATCCATAGGATGAATAAAATCACTCATGTCGTCAATTGAAAAGCGGTTGTCATCTGAAACATTAAAATTAAATGTGTACATTTTGTCTATATCTCCTTTAAAAATCACCAATGATGAACTGCGTTAATAATAAGAACAAGGTCAGCTATTACTGCCAGTATTACATAAAGCTGACCAACTGACGGGGAATACTTCATTACAAACAACTCCAATCTGTTTTGCTATCTCTCTGTGTTCCTTCTGCTGTCTCAACCCCCGATCGTAGGGTGACATAATGCATCCACGACCTAAGATTACCGCTCATGTACATCCTTGACACTGTGTTACCCTCTGGCAATACTACCCTGGCTTGTTCCTTGGCGATACCGTTGTCAATAGCCCAATTGTACACATCCTTGGCCTTCTGTATAACCTCTGTCTGTTTAATGTCCCACAGGGCGGACAGTGAACCATTACTGCTGTCAATACTGTTCTGACGATTCTTTAGGTCTTGTAAACGAGCCTCTCGTACAACTGAACCCAGATCAACTGTGGGGTCTGCGTATCGCTGGCTGAACTCCTGGAAGCTAAACGAACGGTGACGCAATATCTGCCGTGCAATATCCCTGGTTGTCTCAATCTCAAAACAGGCACTCACCATCTCAAAAATAGACCAGTGCTTGTGCTTAACACAGTAAGACAACAGTTTATCAATGTTGTCATTGTCTTGGTTCTTAGGGTTACTTACCCTGGCGCAATATGCAACAACCTTCTCTGCATCAGGGGTTGCCCATACTAACTTGACTTTGCTCATAGTACTCCTTAGCTTTTAACCATCCCTTTTGAAAACCGTACCAGCGTTGATNTGCTAGTTTCTCCCCAGCATCAGTCATTGGTACAGCGTATGCCTCTGATTCTCGCCATGCACTATACACCTCTCTNGGGGCTTCCTCTGCTGTCCACATTTTTAATGGCCTCCTTCATCGAAACTAATTCAACTGTATTACCAGCGTTCATTGCTTTGTAAATCATGTTGTCCAAGACAGAGCCAGCGTATGCACTAAGCCCTTCAAGATCTTTACGGCAATTATAGACAGAACCACTATAGCCGTGAACCAAATAAATCATCTTTCTTTTCAATCCTCTTTATACCAGAATTCAATCGCCAACTAGGGCCGTACAGATAACTACCTCCCCAACCAGCCATTAGTTTATAGATAACTTCGTTATCCTTTGTTGTAATCTTAATTACCTGCCAACAGTCAGGGTGGTTTTCCATTATCAGTAATCTCCTGCATTGTTCTGAGACATCCAGTACAAATGTTTTTTTCCTTGTCTAGGTTACATTTCTTTAGGCATTTCTTCTTAAAGACTACATCCCAATTGTCACTGAATGTCTGCTGGTTTGTCGGGCGTTGCTTAGACCCTTTACCACCATCATTGCTCATTTTTGTTTTCCTTTTCCTT